ATGATGGGTAAAGCATTTGATGGAACTTTTAATGGATTGTTATTCTTAATGGATGGTAAGAAACAATGTTTTTGGATGAAGGGTTGTGTAATTCCATTAGACATAATCATTATAAAGAACAATGTGATTGTAAATATACATCACGATTGTCCTCCATGTAATAATGAATTTGATTGTCCTTCCTATTGTGGAAACGGTAATATTGTATTAGAACTTGAGGGTGGTTCTTGTGAAATCCTCAACATTCAACCGGGTGATAGTATCACTTACGACTTATCTTAATCCTCCGAAGAATTTTTAGACTCCTCAATTTTTTTCTTTAATACTTTTTGAAATTCAGTAGCAATCATTTTTGTAAACTTAACTGATGGTGAATCATCTTTCTCAGAATCATACTTATACTTACCTTGTGGTGGTCTTTTACCTCTACCTAAATAATTAAGTCCTGAGATATTGGTAATACATTTGTGACCACCAGAATTAGACTGAATTAAATCCCAAGCATTAATACCAATTTTATCCATCAATTCAAGTTCTTGTTCAGATAATTCATTGAATGGTTTTTCCATCATTCTTTCAATTTTTCCTAAGGCTTCTTCTCCACCGTCCATGAATACAAATTTTCCACCGTAAAGAGCGTCAAAGTCTTTAAAAGTAAAACCAACACTTTCAGGTCCAGCACTTGTTTCACTAACCCATTTCATAGTTGACAAAGGAATTTTCCTATCCTTTAATTGAGATTCCCATCTAACCAAAACTTCTTGAGCTATCTCCCCAAGATTAACCCCTTTAAGTTCTCTTTCTTTTTTAAACGGATTACAAGATGCTTGAACAAGACCCATCGGCCAAGCCATGATAAGAAAATCCGCCTCAGGATTATTTCTGAATGGTGTATATCTGTCGTAAGACCCAGGCTTAAACATACTACCCCCACCGTATTGAAAAATAATGTTATCAGACACTGTTGGATAGTCTGCCATTTTGTCTGCATAATCTTGTGCATTTTTTTGTAAGTCTTCAGGTTTGGCGGCATTTGTTTTTGTCATCCAAGCTCTAATGTTATTTAGTATAGACAATAAAGAAGGTTCAGAATCCATAACCAATCCTTCTAAAAATCCTGGTTTGTTTTTAAAAGCTAAAAGTAATTTGTTTATTACTAAACCTAATAACATTTTATTCTTTTGTAATGAAGAGTCTTTATCTATTCTGTAGATATAATTAACCACTTCTTTTGGTGTAATATCATGTTTTGCATAATCCGCAGAATCCACGGTATTAATCAATAATATATCAGATGATGGGAATAAATCTGTTGGTGAAACTACTTGAGAAATAGTCTCAACATTTGAACGAGCCCCTCTAAATTGTTTGGAGGTACCCTTTTCAACACCAACTTGTTTATCGTGATGGTCTGTGTGAATCACAAACATTGGTTTACCATGAGCAAAATCTACTAGAACAGGCATTGTATCCCCTTGAGCGTCATTCTTTTTAACCGAGAACTCCTTATCACCATATTGTATAATATGGGCACCAACAACATCAATACCGTTGTCTTCAAGGTATTTTTTCATCGCAATCGCTGTTGTTACCCCATCAAGGTCTTGGTGAAAATAAATCTCAGCTTTTTGATATCTTTTCTTTAAGGCGTTGATATTTCTCAACCCTGATTCTGATATAATTCTTTTCATAAATTAAAATAATTTACTTATCCAAGCAACAGCTTTATCAATAATGTCTTGGTCCAATCCTAATTTATGTAATGCTGTATATGTGTCAGGTCCTGGAATTCCGTCAGGGTTAATATTCTCTTTTTCTTGGAATTTTTTAAGAGCGTTAACCGTAGTTGGTCCCCATTTTTCATCCACAGGTATTTGGAATAATTTACCATTCACCCCAACTTTTTTCATTTTAAAATAATCATTAAGAGCCGTTTGTAATTCAAACACTTCTTGACTACTTAGTTGATTTTGTTCTTTAATAACTCTTCTAACTAATTTAGTTAAATCTGATTCTGTTAATCTTATAATTCTTTTTGCCATTTTATTTTTTAATTTGTATTAATTTACATTCCAGGGATTGGATTTACTTGTCCCGTGAATAAACCTCTTAAGAATTTAGCGAATGGGTCACCTGTGACATTGTCACTTGACACACTCTGTGATATATCATCTGCGGTATTTTTGATAGGGTCTACTGGTGAGTTTCCTTCTTTAAACGATTGATTAAAATATTCTTTAGATTCGGGAGTTTTCTGATAATCTTCCATTGACTTAATCATTTCATTTTCACTACCTAATTTTTTAATAACTTCTTCCGCTCCTACCCAATTTCCAATACCAATATAATCCAAGAACCCTAACCACCATTTGGTTTGCTGCATCATAATCTTTAATCTTCTACCTTCAGGGCTTCGGAACACTCTTGGAATTCCTCCGAAGAATGTTTGACTCAAAAATCCAGGTTTAGATAGTGCCGCAACATCAAATACTTTACTATCTTTCATCAAATCTTTAAGTGCCTGAATATCATGAATTTTAGCTTTACCTAACTTCATGTCGGCTTCTAATGATTTTGCCAAACCACTAACACCTTTACTTTTAGTACCCGCTCTACCCAATAAAGTGAAATAATCCATAATAGTGTTCTTCATACCTTTGAATGGTCCCACAGGAAGTTCTTTTAAAAAACTATTAACTTTTTCTGCCCATCCACCAGTACCACCAGCACTTTGTAAGAATTTACCAACAGGTCCTGGGTCTTTAGCAAGACTTGAAATCATTTCAGTTGCTTTTGCAGGATTAGTTTTAGATAGTTTTATTGCCGCTTCTAATTCTTTTGTTGCTTTGGAGCCAATTTTCATTGCTCCCATAACAGGCTTAGCGACAATGTCACCAACAAAAAATGGAACCGCAGCTACTAAACTTAAGACACCAAAAAGGGTATCTCCTTGTATAAAATAAGAAATAGCATTGATTGAATCGGTGATTGGTGTTGGGTCTATGATACCGACAATATCCATCACATTGTTATACCACGCCTCATTAATTGTTTTCTCACCATTTTTATCTTTAATGATGGATTCTTTAATTAATTTTAATTGGTGTTCAGTAATTATAATTTCACTCATTTAATCTTTTATTAATAAATATTCGTAGAAACAAAAAAAAGGGTCAATGACCCTTTTATTATAAATCTAATTCTATTTGTTTGTTTTTATCTATAAAGTGTTGAACTCTATCAGTGGCCACTTTGGTATAATTCTCACTTAATTCAATCCCTATCCATCGTCTTCCACTTACTTCAGCAGCAACTAAACTAGTACCACTACCTGTGAATGGGTCCAAAACAATATCATTCCTATATGTTAATATTTTGATTGCCTTTAATGGTATATCCATTGAGAATGTCGCTTTGGTTTGTTGTTTAGTATCTGCAAAATATTCCCATTGTCCATATACTAAACTCATAAACTCTTTCTTATCCTCATCTTGATACATCATCTTTTGTTTAATAGTACCATCCTCTTGTTCTAAATCAACCAATTCTCCTTTCCATTGTGATTCACCCTTAACCTTTTTAATACGGTCTTTCTTATAGGCCAATACTACACACTCTTTTGGATTATAAATGTATGGACTACTTGGTGACATCCATGAACCCCAAGCTGTGGTTTTACTTCTGTGTGGTGAGTTCTCATCAAGGTCTACAAGCCCATAGAATTTAAATCCAACTTTCTTCATCACCGCCCAAAATTCAGACATAAATAATACTCTACCACCTCTATCTTGTACATTTACTTCATAAGGTATGTTTATTGCAACTCTACCATCATCTTTTATTAACCGATATGCCTGTGTCAACCATTGTTCTGTAAATTCCCAATACTCATCCATCATCATTCTATCGTCATGACTATCATAATCAATACCAACATTATATGGTGGAGAGGTTACAATTAAATCAATAGTTGACTCAGGAAGTTTAGCCATCTCAACAATACAATCTCCTTGAATAATTCTTTTTGTTTCTAACATTATAATTTACCTTCTTGTTTTAATTGTTCTCTTATTTTGGTGGCTGAGATATCACTCACTTCTTGAGGTGGTAAATGCTCTATTATATCGTAACCAACTCCTCTTCCAAAATTTACCGATTCAACATCAGGGATTACCATAACCTTAACTCTTCCCTCAATAATTAAATCATATAACTTGATAAGGATATTTTCATAAACTTCTTGTGCTGTGAATGGGTTCTGTTCGTTAGGTTCTATGTCTCTAACACAGATTAAAACATTCTTACCTTGTTCAAGTCTTTGGTCTATCAACCATCTGTGCCCATCGTGCCATGGTTGCCATCTTCCAATAAACATTGAGAATTGTTTACCAGGGTTATTTTTTAATTTTGGGTCTCCTTCTATGTGTATCTTTTCCATATTATTTTTTAAATATTTTTTCAACACATTCGGCAACAGTGATGTTGTCGGTGCACATGTCAATGTAATTTTCTGTTGGTGGTTCATAGTCTTGAACAAAGAATTGTTCCCTACCTCTTACCTCTGAAGTATAAACATAAACTTCTTTTATTGCATTTTCAAGTTTCTCTTTGAATGCATCTCTTTGTCCTTTGTAAGGAGACACTAATGATACTAAAACATTTTGTCCTTTGGAGTGAAGATATTGAGCCAAATGTTGAGCTAATTGTATATTCTTCATTCGTCCTTCTTTTGAATAATCTTTATTATCAAATAATTCTCTAATATCATCACCATCAATATGGTACCAATTATTGAAGTACCTTAACTCCATAATTGATTTTGCCAATGTTGTCTTACCTGCACCAGGTTGTCCTGTTAACCAATAAATCATTTTTCTAAGTTTTTAATTTTTCTCTCCAAATACCATAAAGCTTTCTTTAAATCTTGGAGTTCTTTATCCGAGTCTTTTTTACCCGCTCTCGCAACATACTTAACAACATTGAAGATGTAAGCATCTTTATCAAGCCCCCAAGCCTCGCAAACTTTTACAACTTCATATGGATTATCCTGACCACCGTAATGTTCTGGGTGGTTAACCATTTCTTTATTTTTACTCATAATTTCACTATGTAATATTTCCCCAATTTAAGAGACTTTTTATGGCCATTTCTAACAGAAAACAATGGTTTTGTGGTCACATTAATTCCAAACCCATTATTAAATCTAATAGACCATCCTGATGGTGAAGTACTAAATAAAATAGAATAATCAAATCCTCTAATCACAGTTTGACTACAACCACTACCAATATAATATGTTTTCTTAGATATACACATAATGATTATTGGTTATCACTTCGTTTTCCTCTCTTAGTCGGTACTTGGTCGGTTACTTGGTCGGTTACTTGGTCGGTCTTTTTAACTTTACCTCTGTATTCTTTCCAATCTGATTTTGGTGTGTAAGCCCAGTTACCACCTTTTACTCTAATTCCAGCGTCATAGTCGGTAGTTCTCATAACTTCCCCTAATTCTCTACCTTTTGTTTGTCTAATTAATTTAATGCACTTCATTGTTTCCTCCGTGTTTTTTATTGTTAATAATTATAAGAATTTCTTTATCTGACTTACCTTTACAATATAACTTATGAATAAAATCACCCATCTTATCTTCAAAGATTAAAGCATCACTCTTACCATAATATTGTTTTAGCCTACCATTGTTTAAAGCATTAATACTTCCTTCAAGAGTAACCCATCGTTTATTAAATCCCATAAGTAATTATAAGAAACTTATTTTTCAGAGTCAAAGGAATTCATCTTTTCAAGGTTAACAATTTGAAAAATGTATGCCATTAGTTTTCTTTTCATGATTGGAATCATGGTTTGTTCCATTGGTAGTTTTTGAGAACATTTCATCTCAAATATTGGAAGGTCTTTATAAGAATCTGTATGATTCCATTTTGTGAAAGTATTGATAACACTAGTTAGTGTCATCCCATTCAAAGTATTATCGTAAATTAAATTAATATAAGTTTTATTATTATGAGTATCCCCTTTTGGTTTTTTTATTTCATATTCCCAAACCATTAATTTTTCATTTTCTTTATCAAAATAAAACATATAACCCATACCAGAGATTAATCCTTTTTTGTTTTTTTTAAGAAAAATGTCTGTACTATCATAGGCTAAATTCCATATTGATTTTGCAATATTAAACGCATCAAATAATTTTCCACCTGAAAATGTAAGAGTCTTATCTAACTCACTTTCTTCATCATTTGATAATTGTCTTGGTTTTTTTGAAATAAGTTCTTTAACAAGGATTTCATCATCACACGACTCAAATTTTTTATTAGTCAGTAATAATGTATTTTCTTTAACAATAGATTGTAAGTTCGCCAAATGTAGCGACAATTCAACAAAGTCAGGATATATTTCCAACTTATCAAATCCTTTTTCACATTTTTGTAAGTAATCTAATAAAGTATATTTGTTATATTCAAAATCAATAGGCTCTTTGAACATCCACTCAGGATTTAACTTAAATGATATTTTTTTCTTTCTTCCCATTTTTCAATAATACAATTAATGATAAATTAATCAATTCTGATTACATAAAATAACTCATCTTTCACATAAATCTCATCAGCACTACCATCATAACTACTTATAGTTGCACCATACCCATCAGCATTTATCACTCCTTGGATAAAATCATCTTTGTCAATATAATTCTCCCAATCTAACCCATAATTTTGCATGAATTCTTCCGGGTCATAATTAACATCACGAACTAACTCATTAATCTTATCTTCAATCATATCCTCAGGGAAGTCTCCGTCAGGATTGGTTTCTATTTCTTCAATCTCTTCTTTAAATTCTTCAATAAGTTCATTTAATTCATCAATCTTGTCTTGAATACTTTCATCTCCTTCACCACCATCCATATGACTTTCCATGTCATTAATATGGTTTTCAAGTTTTTCAATTTTATTATTCAAGATTTCAATTTTTTCTTCTTGGTCTTCAGATAACATTCTATCCTCATCACTAAAATAAGATTCAGGACTATCTCTCACATCATTTTCATAAACATCTTCCGCTTCTTTAACAATAGCTTCGGTGTCCAAATACCCTTGAGCAAATCCTGAGTTAAATCCTGTATAACCAATATCATCAATTAAATTATCCACGTAGTCATAACAACTTTTTTGCATATCATCATCATCACCAACCCCATATCTTCTACCATCTAAATCAGCATCAATAACTTCAAATTCAGTTAAGTCATAATGTTGTCCCACAGGAACAATGTTGTACACATCAATATGTCCATCATAAGTTGTTAATTCATCCTCAAGAGCTTCAATTTCATCTAATATTTCAACATTTTCATCAGGTTCTCCTTCTCTTTCATCATCATCATATCTTCTTTTAAGTACCTCTATCTCATTATTAATTCTTAGAATATCCGCCCTGTCATCATTAGTTAATACACTAACATCTGAATTTTCAACAAGAAAGTTTAGTAATGCATGGGCCTCTAATCCTTCATCAGGACAATCACCATTCAAATCCCATTCCTCATCTTCTCTTCTCTCTTGAGCGTCTTCCCTCATTCCTTGAACTCTCTGTTGTTCTCTTAATCTTTCAAGTCTTTCTTTTTCTTTTTTGGCAGAAGCAATATCAGAATATATTTTAAGTTGTTCTCCGTATTCTTGTTGTAAATAAGAATCAACTGAAGATATTATTTCATTAATTTTGTTTGTGTTGAGTATCCATCCATTTTTAATTGCCTCATCTTTCGCGTCATAATAAATTGTATCCCCATCAAATTTTCTTAATAACGCAACTTTATACAATGGGTCACTGGTTGCTTTAGTTCTATCTAAAATGTAGAATAACTTTCCATCTTCATTATATCTTTTGAATTGGTAATCAGATTCTGCCGCAGTACACCACTTGGTACCTTTACCATAATAACACGAAGCGTCATGTGTTAATGGATTAACAACAAAAAACTTTCCATCATCATAAACAACATTACCACCCTCAACTTTTTTAACATCTCTCCGAGCCCTATTATGATAGTTCACAATTGAGTTTATTAATTCATCAGCATTTTGATATTGTGTAATATCAGTTTTTGGTAGGTTTGTTGAAATCTTATCAAACCTTTCAAGAGCATCTACTAATTTGGTAAAGTTCTCATCAAAGTTAATGTTGTCAGATACCTTGCCTACCCACTCAAAATATTTTTGTGGTACTTTCTCAATAATTTTGTTCAAATTTTCAGGTGAAAATTTCTTTCCATACTTGGATTTAAAGTCATCAACTCTTCCTTCTTGTATTAATTTTAAAAAATCCATTAATCTTTTATTTAATAAATATCATTTTTATATTATAATTAAACCATAATCACTATTTATAGTAATAAAGTTATTGTTTAATATGGTAGGAGGGATTTACAAGATAGAAAATTTAATTGATGGTAAAGTTTATATCGGAAGTTCTATTAATATTATTAGCCGAAAACAAAAACATTTTTGGATGTTAAAAAAAGGGATTCACGATAATTGTCATCTCCAACATAGTTACAATAAATTTGGTGAGGATTCATTTATATTTGAAGTATTAGAAGAATGTAATAATAAAGATTTAATAATTAAAGAAAATTATCATATTTTTAAATATAAATCTAACAATAGCGAGTTTGGTTATAATTTGGCAACCGTAAATGAATTTAGAAGAAATACATATAATAATGAAGTTAAAGTTAAATTGTCTAAATATAATTTAACCAAGAATGGTAATTTTAATACATATTCACTAACTAATATTCAAACTAATAAAGAACACACATTTAATACATTAGTTGACGGCGCCAATTATTTAATTCAAAATGGATTTGCAAAAGGGAAATCTCGGAATGTGAGAATGAAATTATCAAACTCGCTTAGGGGGATTAAAGTTAACAATGGAAGTAAAACAGAAACAATAAGAAAAACTTGTTATAAACATAATTTTAATATAATAAACTAAAAAAAACGAATCACTATGTCGTGTGGATGCAAAAATAAGCAAAATCAAACACCTGAGCAACAAACCGCTCAAGTTCAACAGGCACAAGCTGTTAAACAACAACAAACTGAAAGCATTAAACAAGCTATCAAGAAAACTGTTGAGAAGTACTACAATGTAAATAAAACCTCTAACTAAGGAATTTTACATAAATTAACAGAGGGACAATGAAAATTGCCCCTTTTTTTGTATTTATACATATGGATTTTAATGATATAGTAGAAAAATTTAATAATGGAGATTTAGATGTTGAAAAATATTTTAACGACTATGAGACTTTCTTCAGTGTATTAAAGAAAAGAGGTTTAATGAGTGAAATAGACCCAAATAATGCCACTGATGGTGACCAATGGCAAAATGAATATTTGTTATGGTTATACCATAATGATAAAACCGCCTTTAACAAATGGGTACCACCTCTATTGAATGATGTTATTTTTAAAGACGGTGTTTATTATTTGGATGTTGATGATAGAGGTGAGTTAAGTAAATTATTTTGTGATGGTAGAAATGATATCTCACGAAGTACTATTGAAGGTATTCTTAGCGGTGAAAGTGATTGGGACCCTTATTGGAACACAACCGATGATGTTTACAGAGATGTTGTTGAAGAGCTTAATGAAGACAATTTAAAACTTCTTGGTGAATACATTGTATCTAATCTTGAGGGTAAAGAAATTGAACCAGAAACCGAACTTTTGTCTGACATTGCAACATCCCAAGGAACTGAAAATCCAATCATTAATTATGAGAATGTTACTCAAATAATTAGAGACGAAGAAACATTAAAATATTTGTGGGACACTGGATTACCAGAACTACACGGAGAATTGTATAGTATTCATAGTCAATCATATAATAATGCGTATGAAGATACTGTTTGGGAAGAAGTTTGGAATGAACTTAGTACTTACTTTATAGGTCATGGCGAATGGGTATCAAGACCTCACAGATATAAAAAAGATACCGAAGTTCAACACTTTGTCATACCAATAGCCAATTTTGAATCCGATATTGTTAAATTTTTAGAAGATAATAAAGGTTACGGTAATTCAGGTACTTTAGAGTATTGGGGTAGTTACGTAGATGTTTTAAAAGAATGGGCTGATTGTTTGGGTGTTCGCTCACCAGATTACCCTGATTTTCAAAAAGTAGATAAAAATATAAATGAATTATTTCCTGATTATATTTAATATTTTTATAATCTTCTATTCGTTTTATTTTTTAAAATCCCTATTATTCACTCAATAAATAATAATTTAACTTATTGATGAATTTAAAGAAAATCGGAAGTAATATCTTTGCAACAAATTTATTTGCAGATTTCATATTATCTAAAATACCAAAAGAAGAACAGTCTATCATAAAAGTGATTGATTGTACCAACTTCTTTGTAATTAAAGGAAAAACAACTTATAATGAAGTTTTAGACATTTCAACTTTAACTTCAGAATTTGAAAAAAAATACAAATCAATAATTAAAGATGTTAAAATAAGTCACTCGATTGACTTAATTGAATATGGTGTTGATATGTCATCTACATCAGAGATTACTCACACTTATTATTTTACCGACAATTGTGCTTATAATCAAAAACAAATTGATTTATTTAAGTCTGAGGATTGTACATACACTAATGAATATGTCCCTAAAAAAATAACCAATGAAGAATTGGTTACTGTATCTGAATTTCCTCATGGATATTCTCTCGGCCAAGGTAGATTATTATATTACTACGGTAAACACATATTTTATAGTATTCCGTCAGATTATTCAACACAATCATTAACATTCAATTTAACCACATTAAAAGATGAAGATGGTGATAACCTACTTAAAGTGTTTAACCCATATCTTGGAACCAATGACGATAGATTAGTTTCCGCAATTTTAGATGTTTTTGATTTTGATATGTCTTGGTTAAGTACTGAAATGAAAAAAGTGGATTGGAGTATAGAACTCACAAATCCACTTAAAGAATATTCTGTAATTAAAGAAAAAAATAAAGATTTAATTTTATTCTAAATAATTCCTACGTTTTTTCTATGTTGATTAACAATATCAACCGCTTCTGTAAGTTCATAATAATTTTTATCAGGAACATATAAAAAAGATTCATGGTTTTCACCATCACCTTCAATAATTAATAATGCAGGAATCATATCGTTTTCAGTTATTTGACTGAATGTGTCATATTCATCCTTATAGACCTCAATATCTCTATCAAAAAATTCAACACCTTCTTTAGTTAATAACTCTTTGAACTCTGTACAAAATGGACAACCTTGCATCGTGTACACAATAACATTTAAATCTTTCATTTTAATTAGTTTAACAAAGCAAGTACTTGGTCTGGTTGTAAAATCCCCGCTTGGGAGAATGTTTGCATTCCTTCCTTGAAGACTTTTATTGTTGGGACGCTTCTGATTCCTAACTCTCTCATATAATCCATATCACTTTCGATATCAAATTTATACACCCCATATGTAGGTGTTCCTGTAGATTCTTTAATTAACGATTCATTAACTTTTTCTAAGTTAACTAACATTACTTTACATGGGCCACACCATGTTGCGAATAAATCTAATACAAAACTTTCTTTGTTAATAATTTTTTGTTTTAATTCTTCAGATGTTATTTGTTGCATTTTTAAATTGTTTTAATACTTGACCAATAAATAAGTCAAATTCGTTTGATTGTTCTTGTTTATAGTGAATAGTTACTTCAATCATTTGTTGTTGACCAGTAATGTATTCATGTTCTCTAAATAAATAAATATAAAACCCTTGTGTTGTTTTATACAATTTTTCTTTATAAATTCTTTTACCATCTGTATCCATAGTAAAATGACTATGAATTATGATTACCTTTTTACCTCCAATAAATACATCAAATTCAATTGGTAGTGATAGAGTCATTGTTGAGAATATTTCTCCTTTCTCCTCAAGTTTTAATATGTACTTAGATATATTCATTAGAAAAGGTCCCACATAGATTTTTCTGCGCCATCAATATTTTTATAAGACCATTTTAATTCATTGTTTTCCCAATATGAATCAGAATTAAGTTTTATACCATTCTTACATTCCTTATCAATTTTAACCGTTTTGAATCTTTTGTCCTTTAAACAAGATAATACAACATCATCTAATTTAAATAGAATATCATTCCATTCTTCCCCTAATTTATTATTAAATCTACCTAAACTTTGGATTCGTTTAATCTTAACTTTATCATCTTGTTTAGTAATATAATACTCAATAGTCGCTCTTTCGTAATTAGACTCATTTCTGAGAGATATAATGAACGAACTCGCCTTTCCAATGTATGCCTTCACACAGTTTGATTGCGTTGAGCTTTCCTCGTTATATTCGTAACTGTTGGTTAATAAGATTGGAGCGTATTCACCAATCTTATTTTGTATTTTATTCACAAAATATTCAGGGTAATTTCTTTGATAAAACCCTTGTTTATAAAACTGAGCCTTATCCGTCCAATCCAAGTGTTCTCGTCTGAATTCATCTCTATTGTTTTCTGACAACCATCTTAAATCTCTCTCCCCGAATAATTTTAATTCAGTGTACATTCTTATGTGGTCTTGAAAGGAATATGAATCCATCACCCCATCAACATAGACTCTTTTAAAAATAGAATAGACTCTTTTTAATTCATCATTAGATATTAGTGTTTTAAATTCCACAGGAATATATGCATTATATTCTACTTTTGAACCTAACAATTTAGTAATTACGTCTCCATCTTGATTTAACCAATCATCACCAAACATATCTTTAGCGTGCCGGTACAATCCAACATTCAAACTTTTACAAGTATGTAGAGCGGTCTTTAGTTTTTTACCTGATAATCCCTCACTAATCATAAACGACTCAACAAGTTTATTACCATTTTTCTTTAATACTTTTCTTATTTTTGGACCAACAAGAATTGTTGAATAACAATCAAAGTTATTAGGATATTTTATTTGTCTTTTATCTAAATAAAATTTAAATAATCTTTGACTAAAATCCATATCTCCAAAATCTTCTCTACCATCTAATTCAAACATGAATTTAGAAATGGCTTGGATAACAATATCATTATTACTATTACCAAAAATCATTGATAGACTGTTTTTAATCTTTGACTTCATTAAATTAATTGGGTCGTTACCAAAATAATTTCTATTAATTTTTTTAGAACACTTTATTTTATTTTGATAATTGTGAATAAATCCAGTATAAACATCACCAGTTCTTGTATTAACACTTATGTAATCAATGTTTCTTGAAATCTTAAACCAAGTTTTACCCACTCTTCTATGTCTAAAACCATTGAAGAATTTTAAGGCAAGTTTATCCCCATTTTTTTCAACCACAACCATTGCGGTATATTTTGTTATTTCATACATTGGATTACCATAATTCTCAACATATGTTTCCTCATCTTTTGTGGTTTTTTCAACAATAAATAATGGGTGTTTTGAAGTAGGTGGATTAAACTGATTAAAAGAAATTTCATCGTTTAACCAATCATCACTTGACGCAAGTTTTTTGTCCCCTCTCCAATTGATAGGTGATATGGATTTGTGTAAGACATTGGTATAAACTTGGTAACTTTGTTTGAATAGTTCTACTTTCATACCACAAAGATAATGAAAAATAAAAAAGGAGAACAAATTTTGCTCTCCTTTTTTAATATTTTAAGACATTTTTTTTATTTCGTCTCTTATTCTTGCAGCTTCTTCATAATCTTCATTCTCAATTGCCGTATTCAGTCTATCAGTTAAGTCATAAACCGTTTCAGTATTTGAACTTTCAAGTCTTTTTTTCTCATTTAACTGAACACATATTTCAAGAATTTGTTTTCTAGTTAAAACATAGTCGTCCCCTTTTTTATAATTTTCAAATGAGAACTCTTTTAACATACGATAAAAATCTCGTTCCTTATCCTTTGGGACTAAACTAAGTAAGTCTTTTGGATTTTCTTTGAAAAATTTGACGAGTCCGCTTATGTAAACTTCAACATCAACATTCATATTATTTTAATTTAAAAGTTAAACAATTAGTCTTGAAGGTCCCACATTCCTCCACCCATGTCAGTTCCTTTCGCTTTGATTGCTTCAGGTACCTCAACATTATTACTTCCTTTTAAGTTTAAGAAATATAAGTTTGGTAAATTTACAATACATTCAGGAATTGTTCTTAATTCAGGATTGTTAATCAAAGCCAAGAATCTTAATTTAGGTAGTGTACAGATTGAATCCGGTATAGATGTTACACAATTATCCAATAAAATCATATTCAAATCTTTGAATCTTCCAATTTCTTCAGGAATTGTAATTACAATACCATTACCTTTATTATCTCTATTTTGGATTTGAAACTCTTTTAATGTATCTGGTAAATTACCAATCAAATCATCTAATCCGTAAAGAGCAATAAACTTACCAATTGCCCCGTGACTGAAACTATCAATAACTAATTTCTCTCCACCCACAGTAAGACCTTTTGCAAATTCAGGTTTAAAGAAGTCTTTTAATTCTTGCATTGGTCCGTTTAATAACGCAACCAAATCTTGTTGACGGTCATCTTTATCCATAAACTGAGCGTCAGGGAAATGGAATTGATATCTATTCTTAGGTAAACCTGTCATTGGGCTTACATCAGTATCATTAGGATTAAAAATAACATATAACGGACCCTTACTAATATATCTATCGAACCATGATGCGCCAGGAGCTGATGTACACCATCTTGTTTCTTGGTTATTACCACCATAAAAACATGCTGCTTCTTTACCTACTGCGCCCTTATCATTAATTTCAATAACTCTCCAATCATCACCATCAAAAACAAGTTTACCACCAGGGTGAACTTCCGCTTGTTTTCTTTCAGACTTAGTTGTTGTTGCCAATGTTAAGTCAAAATCTTTAACAGCATCGTATAATTGGTCAATGGTCATCTTATTGATGTCTTTCTCTCCTTTAATTCTTGCTTTAAATCTGTCAAACTTTTTAAGGTCATCAGTAACTTTATAAAGGTCTTCCATAAAGGTTGACTTTACTTGTGCCACTTCTCTATCGTATCCGTTATCACCAGGTTGTCTTTCTGTTGATGGTGTTAAATAATTTTTAATTAACCATTGAACATACTTACCAGCTTTTACTTTAGATAGGTCTTCAGATTTTGCGGTATCAATATCTACATTATTTAATTTAGTTGTAGGGTCAGCTTTAACTAAATCAATAAATTCTTTTTTACTTAATCGAGGCTTACTTTTAACCCCACCTTTATTTTCTCCTGGTTTTGTCAAAGCATTAAATAATACTTCAAATCTTGATTGCTCGGATATAATAGTTCTTAATAACGACGTAAATTTCATCTATTTTGATTTATTAATAAATATATTGTGATTGCAAAAATATGCTAATAATTTAAGATTAACAACTCTTCCCCCATATTTTGTGTTTTTCCTTTTTTTGCCGCCGCAGCTTTAGCAAACTCTTTCTTTTCCCATCTGTATTGAATCTGAGGAAACCAAGTGTGTAATTGAGGAAAATCATAATAAGATAAAGAGAATTTTCCTTTAATATCTTTTAAACAATCTGCTAATCTCTCGTGGTCTGTGGTATCAAAGTCGTGGTTGTTATAGTAGTTCTCTGTTTTCCAATATGGAGGGTCAGCATAAACATAAGTTGATGGACTATCATATTTCTGAATAACCTCTTGGAAGTCCATATTTTCCACTTTAGTAATCTTCAAGAAATGTTCTACCCATTCAGGTTTAGATAACTTATCTCTAAATGTAAGGTACTTTGATTTGTACTTCCCTTTTAAGTCAATAAACGAACTTGTTTCAGGTTTAGACCCCGAGAATACTTGAGCTAACACATAAGCATATTTAGCTGCAACAACGTAATCGTAAGCTTGTACGCTGAAATTGGTTCCAAATATTTCAGCTTGAAACCTGATAAATTGTTCTTTATAGATGTCAGGTGTTGGAAACTCGTCCCTTTGTTGACAAGGAATATTATTCACTTCCTCCAATAATCTTTCAGGATTTTGAAGACATTGGAATAAATTGTAATTAAGTGGATTAAAGTCGTTATAGACAACTTCTTTTAAATTTGGGTACTTGGCTAGGTCCATGTTAAAGAACACCCAAAACATACCTGAAAATGGTTCTACATATGTTTCAATGTCTTGAGGTATGAATGGGACAATCCATTTACCTATTTTAGATTTCCCTCCGATGTATGATAACGCCATAATTTTGTTTTTTTTAAAGTATAACAAATAAAAAATAAAAAAGCAAGTTTCTCTTTCAAATATTTTTTATTATATTTTAAGTAAATTAATATTTATCACTATGGAAACAGTTGAAGGACAAATTATCGAAGAACAACCTAAAGAAGGATGTAAAAAATGTAATCAAAAACCAACATCAAGAAGACAGTATGCAACAATTGCTTTAGGATTTTATTTATTAAGTTCTGCAGTATATGGCACAATCGTTATGATTAAAAATTTAATTTCTCTTTTTTAATCAACTCGTTCAAACTTAACATTTAATTTAACATACATATCACCACCATTATATCCTTTATTTTTAAGTCTTAATGGTTTTGATGTGTCAAATAATTTAGGCGACGCCATCTGTAAATCACCATCAGGATGTGGTATTAAAAATTTGTCTTTTTGAACTTCTTCTAAGTTGAGGTATAGATTATAAATTAAATCATTATTTATTTTTTCATACCCGTCTTTTGGTACCATTTGTATTTGAAGAATCAAATCCCCATACTCACCATTTTTAAAATCTCCGGCATTGGCAACTTTTAAATATTGTCCATCATCAACCCCTTTAGGTAATGTCACATTAATTTCATTTGCCACAGATTTTATACCATTTCCACTACAATTATAACATTTATGTATTAGGGTGTATCCTCTTCCAGCACATGTTGGGCATGTTTGTCTAACTTGTTGTGTCATAAATCCAGTACCAAAAACTTTAACTTGGAACCCTTGTCCTTTACAAGTTCCGCAAGTTTGTTGGTCACCACCTTTTCCATTACAAGGTTGACAATGATTATCCTTAACATAACGAATAGTTTTTTGAATACCTTTGTAAGACTCTATTGGAGACACCATCACCTTAACAATTTTGTCAGGAGCGTTTTTTCTCATAGGTTGTTGTCTAGATTGTTGAGATGCCCCTCCAAACATTTGGTTAAACATATCCTGAAATGACGAACCACCCCCGCCGCCAGCAAATGGATTATTTTTGGCTTGGTCGTATTGTGTTCGTTTACCCTCATTACCTAAGGTGTCGTAAGCTTCCGCAATATCTTTAAATTGTTCAGCGCCTTCAGGATTTATATCCGGGTGATATTTCTTAGAGAGGGTTCTGTATGATTTTTTAATCTCATTTGCAGACGATTTCTCTTCAACTTCTAAAATTTTATAGTAATCTTTCATATATGGAGAACTACCTTGTAGTCTTGTTCAAAAATAAGACAAAGAAAAAAATAATAAATAAGTTCATCACTTATAATAGAGCTAAATTATTTTATAATAAACTTGTTAAAGAATCTCAAGACATAATATTTGATGTTGAAGTTGAGTCGGGTAAGGAATGCAAATATGAGATTGGTATCATTGAGATGAGTGGTAGACAACTCGTACCTGTGTATATGACCGATGAGTATGGTAGAAGTATTAAAGTAAAATTAAATGAAGATGGTATGACTCTTTTTGAAATATCCCCATACAAAAAAGATGAACTCATTTACGACATTAAAGAAGGTAAAAAAATTACAACCCAAGAATTAATTAAAAAATATCTTAAGGGTGATGGTATGAAAATGATTTCCGTATTAAACAATAAAATTGTTGTACAACAAGAAGAAAAGTTTTATTTATTTACATTAAAAACAGAACAAGAATCCGCAAGATTTGTTAATTGTTTATCTTCTTACTTTTTTAAAATAAAAAGAGGAGATTGTCTTTTTGTGAAAGACTACTCCTCGGCTCAAAGAAAATACCTTTATGGTATTTTAGAATCTAATGGTTTTGATAAGAAAGTACTTTATAGAAAATTTACTTCTCTACCTCAGTCAAAATAAAATGAAAATCAGTTCCTGAAATATCAATTGTAAATTGTTTGTGATGTCTATCAACTTCTCTAAAGTGATTAATAACACTGGTGTATTCACCTTTAGGTAATTCAAAAACTATAGTCGCCTTACCACTAAAAATGGTTTGACAAGATTCAGCAATTAATGCTAATTTTTCTAATTCCCCAAAAGGATGATTTTTATTCTCTTCCATAAACTTATTTTTTTTGGTATAGGAAACATTTCTTCCTTCTTTAATTTAGTAATTTGTGAGATGTAATCCTGTTTAATTTTCTCAACTTGTTGTGAATCTTTTCGTTCCTCACTCTCTATCATTCTCAACAGTCTCTGTGATTGGTCTGTCTTGCTCATATGTTTCTAAATTTGGTTCTTCCTCCTTAATCTCTAAACTTGTGTCCCCTTCATCAAAATCAAAATATAGGTTTTGAAGTCTATCTAAATCAGTTTTTTCAAATGTTTGTTTTAATTGGTCAACAGTTTGTTTAAACAGTCGTTCTTTTAATTCCCTTTCTTTATTTAACTTAATAATTTTGGCAATCTTTGTCAAAGTTATTGAAACATTATTTTCATTAATCTCGGAAACAAACGAAATACCTTTTAAATTTTGGTCATCTGAATCAAACCCAACGATTTGTCCCTCATCAATAATACTTTTTGGTAATGCCCATTTAGTTGGGAATAACATGTCAAAACTCAAATAAGTCTTTAATTTTCTTATTGAGTGTATGTATTCAACAAACGGTGCTAATTCTTTATAAAAACTCATTTTGCGTATAGATATGTGATTATGTAACTAATTGATAATGCAATGTAAATAAGTTCCCTGTTACTATAAACCAATGGTTTTGGTTCTCTAGATAACAGGGCTCCTATGAATTTTGTAACATTTTTCAATGATACTAATATTGTAAAAACAAATATAAAAAAATATATTGTGTCAATATTATGCATTCTTTTCTGATTTGCTATGTTCTAAAATTTCTTTTCTGAATTGTTGAAGAGCGTCTTTCAACTCTTGAGCAGTTTTTCTAGTTCTAGTTCCCGCGCTTTTATTTCCTTTATAGAATTTAGTAGCATCAACTGATAGTAACTCAGTTAGTTCTTTAATTTTTTCTAATGTTTCCATTTTTAATTTATAAATTAGTTTATTGTTTATTTTAGAATATTAACTTTTCTTACTCTGGTGTAAATAGAATTAAGGTTTTTTTTAACTAACACTTTTTTCCAACATCTTATAAATTTGTGTTAATATGTCTAAATCAGATTTACTAAATGGTTTATAAACATCAAAAACTTCAAATAAAAAATTAGGGATAGACTCTTTTACACCCTTATCAGGATGATTATAAAATGTGTCAATAAAAAATGATTTGAAATATTCTCGGTGTTCTCCCGATTCTTTAATAATGATATCTTCTTTTTTAAAGTCATTTATAACTTTGCCCCAACACCAATCAAAATGTGATTCATTATCTTCTTGAGTGAGTAGTATTTTAGTCTCATAACTACTACTTGTATTACCCATGTAAGTGTCCGCGACAATATGATTCAAAGACTTGAATATATCACCGTACAACTCAATTTTTTCATAATTCATGTTATGAATATTAAACCAAATTGTTACTTCATCATTGGGGATTACCTTAGACATCCAATTAAAAAAATTCTCCATAGAGTTCATCTATGGAGAATATAATAAAATGATATTAAATGTGAATTTTTATTGAGTTTTTCTGTCGTAAGAAATTAGATTTTTCATCTTATTCATTTCTTCAGATACTATTTTTAACTTTTTATCTTCAACAGATTCAAGTTTGTTCATAATATTTTGAGCCTTAGCCGTAGAACTTTTACTACCTCTTTTGCTTTGTAATGAACCTGATTCCGTATTTTCCCCTGCAACATCAACAGGTTGTGATTGTCTTTTATAAGAAACATTCATTTGTTCAGCACCATATAGATTCTCATCATAATTCTTTTTGAATTTATCTCCAAGTTTACTTTTACCTACATTACCTAATGCCTTTCCATCTTTATCAGTAACCGCATTACCCGTTGTTGAATCCCCTTTTAAGTATTTATCTATTTTCTTATCGTCGGGTTTAATTTCGTCATAAACTAAATTAGTCATACCAGGATAACTAAAAGCATCAATATACTCATCAACCGCCTCTGATGGATTATATTTCATCACTTTAGCGTCTTTATCCATTTGGTAATTACTTTGTGGGAAATCGTCAGGATTTTCGTTGTACTCGCCACCACCCATGAACATATCCTTCATATAATCTTTCATTTTCTTAACAACCTCTTTAGAATAGTCATCATTTTCTTTTTTGTCTAAATCTAAAACTTTGTTAGTTTTTTTAAGACCTTGAGGTTCTTTAACTGAAATATTGTTTTTCTCTGCTATGTCTTTAATTTTTTGTTCAATCACTAAAGTCTCAATCATATCAATTAATTCTTCTTCAGTTAATTTTAAAGATTTTGTACTTTCCTTAACACTTTTAAGTGTTAATGCTAAATTAACTTGTTTCAACAATGTAGAATCAGATGCCGATAATTTTTTATCTCCCTCACTTTTTTTCATTAATTCCTTTTTTAACGATTGTAATTTAGCGTTAGGGATTTTGTCACCTTCAGGTATTCCTAATTTTTTATGTAAAGCCCCTTTATTCATTTTAGTTTTTTGAATCCAATTTTTATCTTCCTTAGACTCATACATTTCGTCACCGCACTCATTACACTCATCCTCATCTATATCGTTATTATCAAAGAAAAATTCTTCAACTTCTTTCTTATGAGATTTAGCATCTCTTAATTTTTTGAAATCCGCAGCAGTGATTTTACCTTTTGGTTCGGCAACATCTATCTTTTTTTGACCACCTTTAAGTTCTTCTCCCATTTCAATTTCAGTCCATTCACCTTCATTGATAGTTTTTGATAATTCTTTAACTTTACTCTCAATTTCTTCGTTTAGAATTCTTGAAACAAGTTTGTCAATATTTTTGTTAAAATTACTCATCATTATTGTTTTCTTATAAATATATTTAATTGTGTCTTTTATTCATTTTTTCGTATTCATGTTCCAAAATAGTCTTAATAACATTCTCACTGATACCAATTTTACTAGAAACATTCTTGATTGCCTCTTTAACTGATTCGTTTTTACTAATTTTTACATTATTAATATCACCTTGATTACAATACGGGAATTTAGTACACTTCTTTTTTATCTTAACAAATCCCCCACCAGGTATTTGAGTTTTTCTACTTGGACCCCAATCTTTCTTTTTAGTTGATTTAGCCCACATAGATGGTGATTCATACGCTCCACTTGAACCTGTAGTTGTGGCTTCTTTCGCCTCTACTTTTTCAACATCACTCTCTTTTAATTTTGGAGTTTCTCTTCTACTTCTTTCCCAAAATTCATCGTTACCTCCAAATACTGGTCCTGAATATGCACCTGAAGAACCTGAACCTGTGGCTTCCTTAGTTTCTTTTTTCTTACCGTCACAATGCGCTTTTTGACTAAAACCTTTTGGGTTTGAACAATTTATGGATTTTTTATATTTTTCACTCCACTTCTCGGTAACCTCGTTTTTATCACTTTTCATCCCTTTACCCATATTTGTTAATATAGTGTTTAAAACATCTGTAGTTAAACCAGGCGTTTTACCTCCAGGATAATATTTTGAATGACCTGTTTCGTCTTTAGTCTCTTTCTTTTTATTAAGTAAAAATTTCTTAATACTTCTTCTAATCATTGGTGTTTCATCTTCTGTTTCATCTTCTTTAACACCTTGTCTATAAGATGCATAATCAGTCATAGTTCCCTGATTAAGATTAACACTTGTATATGCTTTATCTAACCCGTCTTTGAATACTTCTTGTGCTGTTTTTGGCATAGTTATGCGTTTTTAAGTCTTGGTTCCCAATAACTTCTATTCATCCACATAAATTGGTAGAACTCTCGGAACATTCTTAATGTGATGTCTTTAACATCACCTTCTAATTTACCTCTTTTGATTTCTTTACCGATTCTATCCAGTAATTTATCTTCAAATTGTTTAAGAGTATTATTTTCCATAAAGCTTTTTATTTCTTTACGAATTAATACTTCCATCTCTTTAACTTCAGAACTAGTTAACGCCATTATTTAGTATTAGATATGTTGTTGATATTATTCCAGCAAAAGTTCCAACTTTCCATAAAAAAGTTTTAGTTCTTTGACTTTTTAATTCTTTATGTAAACTATTAGTTAACTCTTCAGACACTTTTAATTGTTCATTTTTTTTTACAATCATGAATTGATTATTTTTATCTTTAGTTGTTAATAAATTAATAATCGTGTCTTTTTGAGAGTCTTTCTCATTAAGTTTAAAAATTTTATCATTTAATAATTTTACTTCTTCTTTATACCCATCAAATTTCAATAAATCTTTATAGATTAATCTGGCTGTTTTGGTTGGGAGTATTACTTTAGTTGTATCTTGCTGTGAGTAACTGCTCCAGCTCAACATTACCAAAGTTATTAACATTATTAACTTTCTCATTTGTTTTTTCTTTTACTATTGTTAAATTATTATCAATGTGATGAATTTCTTTTGTAATATTATTTACATTTTCTTTCACCTCAAAAACTTTATCCTCAATTTTTTTATTTACAACCTGAACAGAGTCTACCTCTATTTGGATGTTTTCTATTTTTTCCTTGTAAGACTTAACATCAGTTTTAATACTATTTGTATTAAAAATGTTCCAAGCGACCAATACAATAACGATGATTAATAAAATGGTTTCTTTATTATCTTTCATAATTAATAAATTATTGTGGTGATTCTTTAGTTTTCTTTCTATTAGCAAGTACTTTACCCCACTTAGATTTAAATTTTTGGTAAAATTGTTGTAATTTATTTAATGTGGTTAAAAAATCTTCATCAACTTTAATCATGGTTCCATTGATGTATATTCCACTATTCTCACCTATTGATAAACTAAATTCAATGTCATCATCTATAAGCTTACCTGACCACTCTACATTATTTTGGTAAACATTTAATGTATTAAAATCTGCTAAGTCAGAAACCTCATTAACAAACTCGTCCATAGTTTCTTGGAATGCAATTTTTTCATCAGATGTAATATCTAATTCACTTCTATCTTTACCATGTAAAGCTAGTATACCACCAGAAATTCTGTATTTTTGGGTTTTATCTTTTTGAGTTGGATTCTCACCATTCTCAACTTCTTTGTCGGCTGTTTCATATTCGGCATCTTGTTGTATTCTACTTTCAACATCCGCGCCAACATTAACTTGTTGTTCAAACAATAATTTAGACCTCTTTAATAGAGATTTAATTTCATCGTATCTTTCGTTATGCAAATTGCTCATTTTCTAAAAATTTTCTAAAGGTTTCAAAATTAAATGATGGGTTTAGGTCAGTAAAGTTTGAATTAAAATTACTTCTTGTAACAATCCCTTCAAACTCGGAAATACCGTCAATTTTTACATTATGACCAATACATCTTTTATCTATTTTATAATCACTAATTAATTGGTTACACAAATCCGCAGTTGATTTAATCTGTAAATCTGTATAGGGTTGCCAAAAAAAGTAATCTCTCCATTTTTTCTCGTAAACCTGTTGATTATAAATACTTCCTTTCCAGTTAATATAATAGTTGGTTAAAGGTTTCTTTTCTAACCATCCTAAATTCTCTAAACATATAATTATAGAATTCCTGTTAATGTTAGATTCTTGAAAAAAATTGGTGTGTGAATCGTCAGAGAGTAGTTGTAAAATTTTACCTTCTCTTGTAATAATGTAATTGGGTATCTTATCAAATTTCCCATTATACCTAAGTTTAAGGGAAGTTAAATATTCTTTAACCTCCCTTGATGTATGACATAGGATTATTTGTTTTTTTTTCTTTTGTTTACCCGTAGGTTTGAAGTTTCCATATTTTTGGATATCAATCATTTCTTTTTGAATAACTCAAGACTTTTTTTTCAGTCCCATTTATTTCTTCTGAAGTGGTTAATGTTGAATCATCGGGTCCATCGTTCCCTATGGGACCTTCAAGCGAACCAAACTTTTGTTGGTTTAATTTCACTAACTCTTCCTCAAGTCTTTTTAAATCATCCTCAGTTGGTGTATACTTTTGGTTTTCAATTTCTCCTTCCATTTTTCCCGCTTGGAGACTTAGAGCTTCAATATCTATTGTTGGAGTTTCTATCGGTAATTTTTTTTTATCTTCTTCTTCAAATTTAACTAACATGTGTAAGAATGAAAGTGAAATTAAAGGTAACATTCCCCCTGAAAATAACGCTAAAAATCTTTTGTGCCCCGAAATATCTCCAACTCCAAGAAAACTAACTAGTGGGTCAACTAAATCAACCCAATCTTTAAACGCTTGACTATTAATATCAATATATTGGTATGCAAAAAATATATTACCTATAAATTGGATTAAAGTAACAATACCAAATGGGAAATACACTTTTTTCCCCATCTGAGCAGATATTGCGGCCAATGCTGACAACGCAGCAATTTCAATACCAATTGATAAGTAAATTGCCCAACTAAAAGGATTAGATAATCCATACCATTTCGTTACATGGGAAATTGACACAAACGCAACGGTCAATATTGGAACCAAGAATGAAATGTATATTATTGTTTTAAAATTCCTTTGGAACCAATTCATTATTTTTTTGTGTTTAATTTTTTTATTTCATTCTCAATTTCAGTTTGTCTTCTAACATCAATAAGTTTTCTATCAGTAGCCTGAATCATTCTTTTTTCCGCCTCAAGTCCTGATATTTGTAATTGAATGTTTAATTCTTGTTTGGTGTATGTTGAATCTTTGATTGCCTCAATTTCTTTTTTAATTGATTTTATTTCTCTTGAATCTCCGCAACTTTTGAAGAATCCTAATACGGCAATCACTAAAATAATTACTGTGAAGTTGTTTTCTAAAAATTTTTTCATATTAATTTGATTTAAATTTATTATTAAAATATAAAAGGTGTATTAAATAAATACACCCTTTACATCAATTTATAAGTAGTCAAATAAAATTGCCGTCTCATTTCTTAATTTTCTGAGAGCTTTTTCTTTAATCTGCCGAACTCTTTCTTTAGTTAAATCAAAATCATTCCCAATATCTTCCAATGTTCTTGTTGAACCCGATAACCCAAAATAGTCTTGAATTATCAATTTTTCTCGTCCATCTAAAACATCTAACATAGAAAACAGTTTATCTTTTAAAGTATCTTCACTAGATAATCCAGCATCTGCCAATTCAGCATTAGGGTTGTTTAATATATCCAACAATGTATCTCCATCTTCATTCAATGGATTATCTAAATTAACGGTATATGGTAAATTCACAAACTTTTCAGGTAATTCAATACCAGCCCTTTCCAAATCTTTTTTGGCCCTATGAAGTTCTTGAACCACATTAACAGGTAGACGAATAGTTCTAGCATTTTCATTTAATGATTGTAAAATAGATTGTCTAACCCACCAAACAGCATAAGAAATAAATCTCAGTCTTTTAGACCAATCAAAATTCTCAATTGCTTTCATTAATCCAAGATTACCTTCGGCAATTAAATCAGATAGTTCTAACCCTTGATTTTGATATTGTTTACTCACAGTAATTACAAAACGTAAATTACCCTCTAACAACTCTTTTTGAATCTCTTTTGTTTGTTTTTCGGTTACATTTTCCGATAGCATTATTTCTGCTAACTCTCTTTCTCTTTCAGGTGTCATAACTCTTAATTTCCTAAGGTCTTTAAGATAGTGACTAATTTCTTCTTGATTAATTGGAATTGACGATTTTTCTTTCATATTTTATTTTTTACTGTATGTTTCTAAAATTTCTTTTTCAAACGCTGTTAATGAACTTACACCATCACAACATATCTTATCTAATATTTGGTCTAAAGACGGTTCTTTAAGTTTGTCTTTTAAATTTAACCAAAATTGTGCCATAACTTCTTCATCTTCCTCTTCTTCAAATTCTTCCATAAAATCCAAATTATTTTTAATACGAGACATCTCTAATCTCATATTAACATCCCCTGTAGGACTCTCCAAGTCAAATAAATTTTTTTTCGCCTCCTCAGGTAACGACACTGACACTTTGTCAGACATCTCTGTTAAAATAAATGAATCCGAAATACCATATAACACACCTGTTATGTAGTCAAACAATTCAATTTTAGCAACCTCAGACGCAAAGTGATATAACATAACACCTTTAGAATACTGAAATTTTAAATTAGGGGAATCTACAATTGGTGTAATTGATAGAGCAATTTGTCTACAATCTTGTTCTGATTCAAAAAAACCGATTACGGTTAATAAGTAGTTAGTCATATTAATTATTATAATTTATACAAAGATATGAATAATTTTTGAAATTATCTTAACGAATAAACAATTTCACAATTATCTTTAACCCATTTTTCACTGAATGAAATGTGATTTGAAGATTTACTCATATTTTCAATTTTAACCTTAGCCTCTTCCAACACTATACTTGTTTCACATTTCCATATTTTTTCACAAACAAGTCCACTTTCTTTATTGAATGATGCGAAAAAAAACTCATCGTTTCTTTCAATACGATGAAGATTATCTTTGTGGATTCTGTCTAATTGGAAACTACCACCTTGTTTACAAGACAAGTATTCATATTTTTTATCACCCTCTAACGAAGTTGCGTCAGGACCATGTTTAGTCTTATGACATCTATGCCCTAAAATCTCAGAGATTATCCATTCTTTTAAAAATCCTGGTGTTAAAACATCTTGGGTAAACCCATTATCATTCTTTAATTGATTAATCAACCCCAATAAAACATTCAACGGATTGTCCATTGTTTTAATCTCTTCATATATTCTTTCTTCCATAGTCTATTGTTATACGAGCAAAGATAAGACAATGTTTCATAATATCCAAAAAAAAAGTCCCACATTATTGTGAGACTTTTGAAATGTTATCGGTCTTATTAATTTTAACCACATTATCAGCCCAATTTGAAATTAGTGGGTTATGACTAATCACAAATATTTTTTCAAAATAGTCTTTAAGTTTCATAAAGAAATCCCCAACCATTTCAAGATTATCATTAGATACTTTACCCCAAGTCTCATCATACACTGATATGTTTGGTTTTGGTAATGAACATACTTTTGATAGTACCGCTCTAATGGCAAGTGCTCCAATTGTTTTTTCATACCCTGAACCTGCGGTCATTGGTTTTTCAACACCAGTACCATTATCAATCATTATGAAGTCAACCTCATTCTTATCGTTGATACGAATCTCCAAGTTAAAGAAACAAGAGTCCTGAAGTAACCTTTGAAGTTCAGAGTTGATTAATGGCATCATAGTTTTCATAATGATTTTACTAATCCCGTTCTTACCATAGATGTCCACATAGATTTTATAAATCTTTTCTCTTTCAAACTCCTCGGCAATCTTAAGAATAACACTATTGTTTTTCTCAATACGTGCTTCAAGATTTTCAATTTGAGTTGAGTTGGTATTTTGAATTTTCTCATACCCTCTTTTCTCTCCAATCAATTCATCAATACGCAAACCAGCTTTAATTAATTGACCATCAATCTCATTGTTCTTTTTGATTTTGTCCTGAACTTCTTGATACCTTCTAAGTTTGTCCTTAACCTGTTCAAGTTTTAAGTCATTTGCTTCTAAAGATAGTTCGTGTTTCTCCTTAATAAGTTTGTTTCTTTCATACTCATCAAAGTCTTTCTTAAGATTAACAAATCCTTGTTCTTTGCTGGTTAAGTCACGCATTAACCCCTCTAATTGTCCTTTATGCGTGATAAAACCGGCAAGCTCACCTATTTTTGCGTTGGTTATTGCTGCATTCATCAGTTCAATACCACAATGTTCGCATTTGATTCCACCATCAACCGAACTTTTAAGTTCTTCAATAGTTTTAATCTTTGCGTTGTTCTCCGCTTGTTTGGTAATCAACTCCTTAATCTCCTGTTTTACCTCATCGTGTTTGTCTTCGTGGTAAAATTCAGATGGTTCAACAACTTTAATCTCTTTGATTTGTCCTTTAATTCTATCACTTGAAGTTTCAAGGTCTGAGATATCTGACTGAAGTTTAATTGGATTTAAAATAATCAACTCTTGGTCTAAATCCGCAAACTTAGAATTAAGTAAATTGTCTTTGTAATCTTGACCTTTCTTAAGTCTTTCATCAACATCTCCAATGTTTTTGGTCATCTCTTTAATTTCATCCTTTTTTTGGATAATCTCTTCACCAGAAGTTTCATTGTCTTGTTTCAAAGACTCTGTGTTATAAACATTGGACATCATTCCTTTAGAAAATTCAGAATAAATTTCTTTACCTGTTTCTTCTTTCTTTTTAAGAAACTCTAATCCCAAAAATCTACTCAATACTTGACCACGAGCGGTTGGTTTTGATTCCAATAAGTCCTCAAGGTTGGATGCTGTTGTTACGATTGTCATTAAGAAGTCATCCATTGTTCCAATAGATTTCTTCATAAAGTCTTCCGTTTCTCTTCGTTGTTCTCCTGTAAAGTTTTGAAGTTGACCATCGGCAAGTTTCTTGAAGAACTCAAGTTCTGTTTTAACATTCCATTCACCAGCCTTGGACTTCTTTCGTTCAATCTGACGAGCAATAATGTATTCCTCACCGTCAATTACGATGTCACCCTTAACACTAACTTTGTTAGAGTCTGTAAACCTATTAAAGATTTCTTCTGCTTTCTGGGTCTTCGTAGTGGTGTTAAAAAACAAGAACAATAGTAAGTCCACCGTAAGTACAGTCTTACCACCAAAATTAGGTGGGTCTGACTCAACAACAGTAATACCATTACATTTCTCAAAATCAATTACTTGGTTATCACCATAAGATAAAAAGTTACTGAACTCAATCTTTTTGATATACCATCTTTTGAATGGAGTAACCTCAACTTCGTTGGCCGCCATTCTGTTCTCCACCGCAAGGTCAATGTTCATAACTTGGTCTAAATGTTGTTCTTGCCCTTTAGACTCAAGTAATGATTTAATCAATTCCTTTTGATAATTTTTATCCATGATGTTTACAGAAACATCAACAGTTTGTTGGGTCTCATCAGTTGTCTTCACCTTAGTGATAACATTGATGTTAGAGGAGTTATACTTCTTTATGAAGTATTGCTTTACCGACTTAATTCTCTCTTGGGTAAAGTTTTCAGGAGTATCCTCCCAAATGACTTGGATGTAGGGATTCTCCAAAGCAGATACATCTATTTTGGTGCTCATATGGTTATAATTAAATGTTGGTTGTGGATTGAATAAATCCCATGTCATTTTATACGGTTGGAATTTGTTCTTTTAGTTTATCCTCGTCGTATTTCTTTTTTAACTCCTCCATTTGTTCCTGCATTGACTTTTTAAATAAGTTTTGCATTGCGGTTTTTTCAGCATTAATTTTTTGGGTTCTTGCTGCCACTTTTTTTGCGTGAGCTTTATCTCCGCCTCTTTTTTTAGATTTTGCCATAGTTATTTAATTGTTATTTAATTCGTTATTCATTTCTTCTTGTATTTCTTCAATTGTCGGTGTTAGTTCGTTTTCAACTTGGTCTTGAAGTTTTTGAATAATCATGTCGTTAATTCGTTGGTATTGGTTATGATTATCTTCTCGTATTTCATTCTCGTTAGGTTCCTCTTCATCATCCATATAGGAATTTAACCATTGAGGTCTCTCAGGAACTTTAATTGAATCTATTTTTTCAATCATCAGTTGAACTTCAGTCTTACTTCCTCTCAACATTTTACCCATTTTAACTTTATTCTCAAGTCGAGTAAAATCTTTATAAAACGCATCCCCACCAATAAAATTAATATCAATTTCGTTATTCTCCAAATACTCAATAATATCAATCATGAGTTCATCATCATCAAGAATTCCCATATTATTACATAATGTAAATAAGTCAGTTGCCTTAATAATCCATCTTTGAACTTTCTTATCATTAAGTTGTTTAACGATAAATTCATTTAATTTTTCCACCCTACAATCCTTTTGCGATTATTTTAATTTGTTCAGTTATTACTTTACCATCAGGGTCAAACATTTTCCCATTCAAGTATTTTTTTAATTGTTTTTTTCCTAATTCAATAATTTTTGTATTAACATCGGTTTCATCTGAAGTCCACATTAAGTCTTCAATTTTCACTGATACCACATACTCCGCAGATACTCTTTGCATATTATCCTTTTTTTGGTCGGTTTTCTTCATACCATTCAACAATTGCATTAATTGCCCATACTGAACCTGAACCTAACATCCCGTCAAAGAACCATGATGCCCATGAACTAACTCCAAGCATTTCGTGTACTGGTGAATATAAGAAAATTCCAAATAAGAATCCAACCCATACCGACGCACACATCATACATTTAATCATATCACTCACAAATATAAAGAACCCTCTGAAAGGAAAATGTGGTGTGTTTGATGCTTTATTAATGGAGTTTCTTGGTCCATTAAAGATACTTCCGTAAACGATTATGTTGGTCATCCCATACGCCATAATCATCCATAATAATAGTTGTGTAATCATATTTATTTTTATTTATAAAGTTTATCGTCTAAATTAGACCCTTTTAAGAACATCGCTCTTTTATCGTCATTAAACTTTTGAATGTCTTCAATCGTTTTTTCGTATTCTTTAATCTTTTTGTCTTTGTCAATGTTATCTTGTTTCAACTTTTGAACTGTATTTTGAAGGGCATCAAGTTTTGGTTTTAAACTATTATCAGTTGTCTCCTTTTCTACGACAACTTCTTTTATCACCTCTTTCTCTACAATGACTTCCTTAATAATTGGTTCTTGATTTTCCAACTGTTGTATTTTTAACAACAGTTCATTTACTTTAGTTTCGTCCCAAATATTGTCTAAATTTGGGACAGACACTTCTTTAATTACTTCAACAACTTTTTCTACTATAACTTCCTTAATGACTTCAATAGGTTTTTCAACATCAACATATTCAATCCTAATAACCTCTTTCTCCTCAACCACAGGAATCTCAACATACTTAATAATTTCTTTGATAACTTCTTTTTCAATAACTTCTTGGCCAGTATTCAAAAGTCCATATCTTTCTATATTAAATCCAACTGTAAAGGAATCCTTGACAACTGAACTAATCAGTAAATCATTTAGATTACAATAAGACAATAAATCTTTATGTTCAGTAGTTGAGAGATTAAGTTTTACTTCCATATTAATAGTTAACTAATTTCTCAGTCCCTTCAATTAAACAATCAATTGAGTTAATGTAGAACGATAAAAATGGTTTAGGGTTTGGTAAATCAACAAAATCATATTCATCTTTTTCAATATCATACACACCGTACCCATGTTTAGTTATTTTCTCCCCAAAGTTCTGTTGGATAGTAGAGCCAATCATATACGCTTTCTTTTCACCAGGTATATCAAACACTTGTCTCTTATGAATATCTCCACATAAAACAAGGTCACATCCTTTAAATTTACTGGTGTCAAACCCATCTTCAAATTTATATCCAATATCAGTATAAAGACCTTGTATTGGTCCATGGAATAATCCAATATTTTTGTTTGTTGATTTTTGAACATCAGGTGGAATGTTATGTTCCATTAATGAGAATACACACCAATTAACATTGTCATCCTCATACACTCCTCTGTTCTTTAAATAGACAATGTTATCATTGTTAAGTGAATCAATGATTGGAGTTAAGGCATCAAGTCTGGTGTTGTTGTTCTCAAGGAAATCGTGATTACCAATTATAACAATAGTCTTTGCAATTTTGGCACATTCTGTTAATATCCAAGCAACAAACTCAATAAGTTCGGGTGTCATTTGATTTTTAGAATGAACTAAATCACCAGTAAAAACAATTCTATCAGGTTGAAGTGTTTTCCATTCTTTTAATGCGGACTCAAGTATTCCACGATATAAGTCGTGGTCTTTAAATAACCTAACATGTAAGTCTGAAAAATGAACTAATCTATTAATCATTAATTAATGTTTTTTCGTTTTCATCAAATGGATTAAATCCTTTATTTACATGACCGCAAGATTCACATTTATAAATCGGGAATGGTACCGTAGTATCTTCTGATGAACCAGTCATAAGTGCGGGAACTCTTTTAAGATAGATTACCTCATTGAAGTAAATCCCTTCACATTTTTCACATTTAATTGTCGGGCAATCTCTTAAATTAATTTTTGGTTGCTGTAATTCGCTCATATTTTTTCTTTTAAATTTAGTTATTTTTTACTTCTTTGTCAAATATTTTTTCATATCCATACTTAAAATCATATTGATAACCTCTTGAGGTACTTTATACTCGTCGTACTCACCATCATCTTTCAAATGGGATATAACACAACCAAGTAGTTTGATATCTTCATATTTGGTCCCTTTTAACATCTTTATAAGTAATTTACCATAGAATGGTAATTGAAGGTAGTAGTGCCCTAATGCGGTGTCAGGGAACTTATTAAATGGGACTTTCAATCTTTTGGTATAACTGGTCTCTTGGAAATTCTTTTTCTTATTTGTTTTCCAATCCGTAATAACCAATCCAAATCCTGTTTTGTCTTTGTTCATCATTAACCATACCTTATCGGGTTGACCTGTATAACCTAATTCAGGGTCTCCTAAAACCATCTCCGTATCTAATAACACAGCCCCTCTTTCTTCCATCAATTTAATATATTTATCCCCCGCACTAATCATCGCATCTCCTTTCATAATTTGAACCGCGTCACATTCAAAGATAGGTTGTCTAACTTCTTTGTAATTTCCATTACGTTCAATAATGTTTTTCTCCAATACAAAATGGACCCTACTACCCATATTTGTGGAGTAAGTTCCTGCCGCCGCCCACTCTTCAATTAACTCTTGTTGTCTTTGCGGGTCACCACCAGCTTTATTATAAGATGCTTGTTCTAACGGAAATTCTGTGTAAAATTTCTTAAGTACTTTTGACACAGAAGGATAATCATTCCTACCATTCATTGTGTATATGTGGTCTGCCTCTTCAAAAGTTAACCCAAGTTCATTTTGTCTTTGAGATATTAATTCTCTTATCTCTTCGACAATTTTATTTAATTTCATAATAATATTCTTCAATTTGACCTTTTAAATCACAGATGTCTTTGTCACCAGGTAATTTAATAATCTTTATTTTATTGTATAACCTACCACCATTTAATTCATGGTATAATTTTAATCCGTCAGCCCAAGCATCACCGTCAACACAGATGATAATATTTCTTAACGCCTTTTCATATAAAGTTTCAAATAACAAAGCACTCATTTTCTTACCCAACATAACAATTGAGTTATTTAAGAAAAACCCATCAAACGCACCTTCAACCAAATAAACATCTTCAAACCAATCAATAAGACCTTCATTAAATATGATTTCATCTTTAGGTACTGTTGGGTTTTTGTATTTCATTTTGTTTGCTACCCACGCTCTTGCAACAAAATAGTTAAGAGCCCCTTCTGTATTAAATGATGGTACTATAATTCTATAGGCGAAGTCACCAGATACGGTGTATCCAATTTTATACTTTTCAATAATTTCTTCAGTAATACCTCTTGAGGTAAGATACCTCATGGCCTCAATGTGTGGAATAAATCTTGCGTTGGAATCCTTGAAGGTGGTGTATCCTTCGGGTAATCTTAATTTAGGTCGTTTAAGTTCTTCTTTCTTTAACTCCTCAGGTTTGATTAAATTATAAAGTTTCTTTTGTGCTTTGGTTCCATGTTTGTCAAATAGTTTACCAAGAGGTCCTTGAGTTCCGAATGTTTCCCCACAAGACCAACATTTATAAACATGTTTTCCATAATTAATCTCAAGGTTACCTTTACCATCACCCCCATCTAACCCTTTTTCATCAGCACACACAGGACAGTCAAAAGATATTTGACCTTTAGATTCGTAATGTTGTTTGGGTCTTCCCAATACATCCGTAAGTAACTCAACTAATACCTCAATTTCGTCTGACATATTACAAATATAGTAAATTATTTAGGATTGTCATCTTTTTTAGTAACACCCACAATATGTTTTCTCCACCATTTCATAACAGAACTATCTTCATCAAAATATTTCTCAATTGTAAATGCTCCGAACACAAAAAGAATTGTGACGAAAGCCAAAAATAACCAAATAAATAAAACTATTCCCATCCTACTTTATTTATAAATCCGTAATCTTTTATATCAACATTAAAATAATACATTCTGTTTTTTACTTCCCATAACATATTTTTTCTTAAAAATCTATTTAATTTAATTTTAGATACTCTATATCCCTTATGTTCAAGAATGGATGTGTCATACCATGTTTTATTTCCATTAACAATCTTTACAAAAATCTTACCTTCAAAAACAACATCTATTTCATCTCGTGATGTATATTTACGATAGTTTTTAATTTTTATAATACCATCAAGATTTCCATCACAAATAGGGATTTCACCCAATTTTGGAAGTAACTTCTTAATTGATTTAGTTTCGGAATTAACAATGGTGTATCTTGACATAAAACAAAGATACAAAAAAGATTTTAATCTACCAAATTTCTTTCATCTTCATATAACCTAAAGCGGCACTATAAGCATCTGAAGAGTCAAAATTTTCTTTTTTAAGTGTATTGTTTCTGGTATAATTCCAAACAATTTGAGGTTCTCGTTTGGAGACTTGTTCCCATATTACGACTTTTTTATCAATGTCTTTTGGTAGACCACCGAATAAAACATATTTTCCTTTGTCGTTGGGTTGTACTAAGTGTGGGAAGGCAAATTTTCTTGAATTGTAAGTAGAAATGAATTCTGGCACAACACCTAATATATCATATACTTCTTTACAAACAAGGGTATTAAATCTTAATAGTGTTCCAACGGTATAAACATTATTTGAGTTTAAAAGTGGCTCCTCAATAATAACATAGGTGATTCCCATACCGACGTACGCCAAAAGTTTTTCTCTGAAGATGTTACTTTTTAACATTAACTCTTCAATCTTATTTTCAACTTTAGGTTTTGGTGTTGGAGAAACATGAGTAAGTTCCAATAATTGTTGTGATTGAATATCAAATAACGCAAACCCAATTGTTTTTGTTGAAACATCTAACCCCAATACTTTTGGAGTATTTAATTCAATTTGTTGTCTATTTGTCATAATTAGAAAATTTGGGCTTCTATTATTCTCCCGTATTGATTATAAATTAACAAAATGAAATTGATTGTAAAGTTCTTATTAAAAGTCTAATTTAACAACAAACTGTTGAATCCCTTGTCTTAACTCAGGAGATTGTAATTTTGAAATGACAATAAGGTCATAATTAGAATCATAAAGAGCTATCTCGGTTACATATGATTTTGTCCCTTTTGTCCATGTTGGGTTTGAAGTATTTGTAAATTGGTTACGATTTAAGTTAATAAGGTAATTCATTTCATAAATTGTTGCGGTGATATCTGTTTCTAAATTCCCATAGAAATAAAACTCATCTCCAAAATTCATTTGACTAGTTTGTCCATTAAGAGGTAAACTTAATATTGGTCCTAAATTGTAATAAGTTACACCAGTAGTTGGATTATAGTTATTAGTTGTAATTTGGAATGTTGTCCCTGTTATTGCATCCTGAGTAATATATCCGTTTGTTAAAGTCATACCTGTAGTCACATCAATAACTCTCCAAGCAGTTGGTGATGGTCTTGTATCACCAGTAACTATTTGACATAACAATTTCATTGAATTTGCCGAGTATCCTGAAAATTCTACTTGTGATAAAAAATTAAATTCTGCTCCAAATCTAACAGCAACATTTAATGTGTTAGCAGTAACAGTTACATTAGGTCTAATTAAACTGTAATAGTTACAATGTAATGAGCTTGTTGCTCCTGAATTGGTATCAAATCTATATGTCACCCACATTCTTTCATCAGGGTTTGTTAAAACACCTGTTGCAGTTGCATTATCAAAATCACAAGTATTAGGTGTTAATAATGATAATTTTGGGGCTGGTAATGTCCAGTTTCTATTTGATTTGTATGACATTGCTGCAATTACTTCTTCATCATCAATAACTATAGTTTCTTGGTCAGGGAATACTTTACCAATTCTATTTAAATTACCATTATCATCAGGATTTGTATCCCACAAATGATAATATCTAATACCAGGGTCATTCATATCAAGATTTTTTGTGGATTTGATATAATATGGAATACATAACCCATTATAACCAGGTGGGTCAATCCAAAATGTTTGCCCAATAGTATTTCCTGAAGATTTATGCCACATTAAAGTAGGGATAGTTAATTTAAAGTGTCTAGCTAATCCAATATCATTGGTAGGGTTTTGAGGGTCGTAAGGTTGTGTTGCGAATTTTTCCCCATAAACATTATCAATATCTTGATTAGTATAATGAATAATTGCAATTGCCTTTTGGTCTTGAGGTCTAACTAACATTGGTTCATCAAATGAATTAAAATAGTAAACTTGACTAGTATCTGTTTGACCACTTGGTTCTTGGTAACCTAAATATTCTTTAGTTCCAATGTATGTTGCGGAATTATATTGAGTAAAATCTTCATAAGTACTTGCATAAACACCCGCAGGACTTTCACTCCATGGAATATTCATATTCCAAATTAAAGTGTTTTCACGATTTCTTACATCACAAGGAGATTCAAAATTAAGAGTGTCTGTTTGCCAAAAAGGGGCTGGTGTTATAAAATCATACAATTGAGTCATACCTGATGGATAAACATAAATCCTAGCGTAATAACTATCAGGAATTAATCCTGTATATGTTGGTAACTTCCTATCTAATGTTATTGTAAATGTATCACCAGTGGTCCCTGTAACAGGGTTCATCCCTTGAATTTTATAGGTTAAAATTTGATTTGTACCAAAGTTGCCACACCCTCCGTTACCATCCAAAACAATAGTTACATAATCATTAATTTGAGGAGTTCCTGTTGTTGTTTGATTACAAGTATTAGGGTCAAACTCAATATTAATTGTTGTTTGTCCTGTCATTGTTGACATATCAATCCAATAATTTGATGTAATTGTATAAGCAGAAGATGTTTCTATTAAAGTAGATGCTGATGTAAAAAACCCTTTAGGTCCTGCTGCATTATAAACAGATTGTATTTGGTTATCCATAAAAGGAATACCGTAGGTACCTCCATTACTTCCTTCAACATAATAAGGATATTTAACATTTTGTTTATTTGATTGTGGTGAACCAGTATCATTTTGAGCGTTAAATGCTGGCATCAAAATATTATTATTTGTTTGGTTATAAGCAGGAGACGCCGACTTTAATGCGGTGTAATTCACCTCACTATCTCCTATTTGAAAATAAGAAATAGTAAAATTACCTTGAGAGATATTTCTTCTTCCAACGTCGGTTAACCTTGTATTAATCAGCCCTGCTGTATTTTTAATAATATATGCCATTGTTAATAAATATTTGTTATATTTTTTTATTCTAAAAGACTACAATTGATTACGTCAGAAGGACAAGGGTCTAATTGAAAAACACATCCTTGACCATAATCACAGTAGTAACCTCCACCATAAGTACAACCAACCTCAACCGCTAAACAAACAACATTTGATATGTCATTTTTGTCTCTAATTGCAACATAGTTAAGTCCATTAGGTACTGATGTGTATGTGTTACTTCCTGTAACATCAACAAACGACCCTGCTAAAGCAGCTCCACATCCGGTGTAATAAGTACTTGTCATTTGATATTCACCTGAACCTCCTACAAAACGATTAAAAACTACTGAAGCTTCTTCAGTGTTTGCACAATAGACATTTGATTTTGCATTTACTGATAAAACAATATCATCAGACCCTGGAGTATAATCTAAAGTATTTTCGTTAATTGTTAAGAATTGTGAATCCGCAACCACATCACAACAAGAACATCCTAATATTGATGGTGTAATCAATTGTGCATATATCAGTTGTGTTAAATTAGTCAAACAATTATTAGCTTCTTGTCCATCCACAATTGACAATGTT